CCTAAATGATGGTTCCCCAGGAACTTTCACTAAAGGTACTGCTATGACTACAGCTGCGGCTGAGGCATTAGGAGACGCTTCTGGTAACGCTTTTGCTGAAATGGCATTCTCAATTGAGAAGTCAACAGTAACTGCTAAATCAAGAGCTCTTAAAGCAGAGTACACAATGGAACTTGCTCAAGATTTAAAAGCAATCCATGGGTTAGACGCTGAAACAGAACTTGCAAACATCTTGTCTGCTGAAATTTTAGCAGAGATTAACAGAGAAGTTGTAAGAACTATCTATATTAACGCAGAGAAAGGTGCCGCTGTTAACACAACTACAGCAGGTATTTTTGATTTAGACACAGACTCAAACGGAAGATGGTCAGTTGAGAGATTCAAAGGACTTATGTTCCAATTAGAGAGAGATGCTAATAGAATAGCACAAAGAACTCGTAGAGGAAAAGGTAACATGATTATCTGTTCAGCTGATGTAGCTTCTGCTCTTCAAATGGCTGGTGTTCTTGATTACACTCCGGCGTTAAACAACAGTTTGAATGTTGACGACACAGGAAACACTTTCGCAGGTGTTCTTAACGGCAGATTCAAAGTGTACATAGACCCATACTCAGCTAATAGTGCTGCTAAGCAATACTATGTAGTTGGTTATAAAGGTACTTCACCTTATGACGCTGGTATGTTCTACTGTCCATATGTTCCACTACAAATGGTGAGAGCAGTTGGTCAGGACACTTTCCAACCAAAAATCGGTTTCAAAACGAGATACGGCCTTGTTGCTAATCCGTTTGCTGAAACTGGTGCGATTTCAGGAGCTGCTACAGCAGTTAATGACGCTGGTTCTGCTAACTCAAACAGATACTACCAAAGAGTGCAAATTGCAAACTTAATGTAATATCTTGTAGAGTTATCTACACGAAATACGAAAAAGGGCGGCTTTATGTCGCCCTTTTTTTTGCTCTCCTTAATGGATAAATATAAGTATGACAACAGTAAACACTTTATCACGACAACCCACGAAGTTAGACTATGCTTCACCAACGCAGTTTAAATTTTCTATTCTCAAACTGCCAAAAGTGGAGTATTTCTGTACCTCAGCCAATATTCCTGGAGTAAATTTAGGTAGTGCTGATATGCCAACACCATTGAAAGATATACCAACACCTGGTACTAAATTATCATATGGAGATTTAGAAGTAACATTTATGGTTGATGAAAATTTAGAAAACTATAGAGAAATACATGGTTGGTTGACAGGATTAGGAACTCCTAAAGACCATAAGGAGTTTAAAACTCTGGTGGACGCCGCTAAGGACAGATTTCCAACGCAAGGGAGTAGCGATATTGTAGCAGACGCAGGTAAGGTGGTAGGTGGACCAATGCCAATAGGACCAGCATATTCAGACGCAACTCTTAATGTGTTGACAAGTAAAAACAATGCTAATATTGAGGTTCGTTTTTCTGACATATTTCCAATCTCTTTATCAGGTCTAACATTTAGTCAACAAGCCACGGATGTTGATTATTTAACAGCAAGTGTTACAATGAAATATAGAATATATGAATTCGCTGAAAAAGGTAGAACAGCAACCGTAACTACCTCTTAAAAGCTTTACAATTTTATATAATTATGATAGGATACCGTTATTATGGATTTAGAAAAATTACAAGAACAAGCTGATTCTGATTTGAAAATCAATGATACTGAATTAGATTTAGAATCACTTAAAACACCCCAATTACACAACAAATATATGAAACATTTAAGTAGGTTTAAGTTAATGCTTAGCCGTGCTGAAGGAGATTTATATAATACTAAAAGGAAATTGTGGGAGTATTATACTGGTAAAGCAGACGCTCAGGTATATAAAGATAAACCTTTTAACTTTAAATTATTAAGACAAGATGTAGACCAATATATTCTATCAGACGAAGAATATATCAAGGCTAAACAAAAGGTAGATTACTTAAACGCTACTATAGATTTTTTAGATAGAACAATTAGGCAAATCACTAATAGAACTTTCACAATAAAAAATGCAATAGATTGGCGTAAGTTTACTAGTGGTGCCATATGATAGAACTACACGATAACAAAGTACCTTTTTTTATTCAACAACATGTTTATGATTTCATTTTAAATTCCACCTTTAGAATAAAAGGTTGGGAAGATAGAGATGATTTAGAAAAATATGATTTACATTCCAGATGGACAGAGGAAGATTTAAAAAACTCCAAACTTTGGTGTTATATTGGAGAGTTATATTCTTTTGATAAATTTGATAAGTGTATTGTTAATTTAACAAAACCTGGAGACCATTACTATACTCACACACATGGAGAAGATACAACAGTTGTATTATACTATGCAAATTTGGAGTGGAAAGATGGTTGGGCAGGCGAAACTTTATTTTATGATGACCAAAGAAACTGTAAACAAGCATATGATTATACACCAGGAAGATTATTAAAGTTTGATGGTAAGGAACCACATTCAATAAGACCACAATCTTTTATTGGACCTCAATATAGATTTACAGTATCTACTTTCTTCAAAGGTTAAAATGAAACTTCCCCCTAGATATATTGTTATAGATAAAAAAGATGATGTCTATTTAAAGATTGAGGCAGACGAGGATATAAGAAGAGAGTTAGGTCAATTCTTTACCTTTGAGGTACCTGGTTTCAAGTTTATGCCACAATTTAGAAACAGAGTGTGGGATGGAAAGATTAGATTATTCTCATATCAAACTGGTCAAATTTATGTCGGATTGTACCCCTATATATTAAAATGGTGTGAAGATAACAATGTACATGTGGTTGACGGTACTAAAATACAAGACACTAAAGTTGATGATAGTAAAGTTGACGCATTTATTAAAGCATTAAAGATACCATTAGAAGTTAGAGATTATCAAAAGGAGGCATTTGTATATGCAACTAAAAAGAATAGATGTTTACTACTTTCACCCACCGCTAGTGGAAAATCTCTTATTACTTATCTTCTTGTTAGGTTTAACATATTACGGTTAAAGGAACAAAAGAAGAAGATACTTATTATTGTACCAACTACATCATTGGTTGAACAATTGTTTAAAGATTTTAAAGACTATGGTTGGTCGCCTGAAAGAAATGTACACCGAATATACCAAGGTCATGGTAAAGAAACAACTAAACCTGTAATAATATCTACATGGCAATCCATTTATAATCTACCTAAAAAATGGTTTAAAGATGTTGGTATGATTGTAGGTGACGAAGCACACTTATTCAAGGCCGTTTCATTAACTAAAATATTGACAAAATTAGAAAAGTGCCCATATAAAATTGGTATGACTGGTACTTTGGATGGTAGTAAGACACATAAATTGGTGCTTGAAGGTCTATTTGGTGCTGTAAATAAGGTAGTATCCACAACAGATTTAATGGAGAAAAAACAACTTGCTGAGCTCAAAATATACTGTTTGGTCTTAAAACACGGTAAAACGGAAAGTAAACATTGTTTTGGTATGAACTATCAAGAAGAGATGGATTACATAGTTAAGAGTGATAAGAGAAATAAATATATCCGTAACCTGGCAACCGGTTTACAAGGCAATACATTATGTTTATTTCAGTATGTAGAGAAACATGGTAAAGACTTATATGAAATGATTAAAGAAAAAGCTACAGACAAGAAGGTATTTTATGTTCACGGAGGAGTTGACGCAGACGAAAGAGAACAGATTAGAGAGATTACGGAAAAAGTTGACAACGCTATTATTGTTGCGAGTTATGGGACTTTCAGCACAGGCATTAATATTAGGAACTTGCATAACATTATTTTTGCTAGTCCTTCTAAATCTAGGATAAGAAACTTACAATCTATTGGTAGAGGATTAAGACTAAAAGATAATAATTCACATGCAACTTTATATGATGTTGCAGATGATTTAACATATAACGAAAAAGAAAATTATACATTAGCCCATTTCCGGGAAAGAATAAATATATATGGTGAAGAAGACTTTGATTATGAAATACACAACATAGAGTTAAACAATGCAGAAACCACAAGTTAAAATAATTAAGTTAATTAATGGTGACGATATTGTTACCGTTCTACCTACTGGCGATAAACAGTTGCCAGATAATGGTCCGTTAATAAGATTAGATAAACCCTTACAGATTAAATATATACCTCAAATAACACCAGTTGGTTTTAGAGATTATATAGCTTTGATTCGTTGGACTAATTATACAGGCGACCACATTGTTACCATTCCTAAAGATAAAATTATGACAATAACAAACGCCTCTTTAGAAATGAGTGGTAGTTATGCTGAGGTGTGTAAAAATTATCACAATTTAGATAAACCTAAAAGAGATGAAACATATCACCGAAAACCTTTTACTGCTGAAGAAAATAAAAAATTAAGTGAAATATTTAAGGAATTAGATGATGAAGAGGAAACACCACCTACGATTCATTAAAGGCTTTATGCAAACGGACACCGTTATTATACGCATAAAAAAATAATTGTCAAGTGTGGATTTAATACAATTCACCATTGACATTTTTACTCAAAAAGAGTATTATATAAACAATTGAGGATATTATGGCAACCACAAAAAAGAAATCAGAACACTATGTTAATAATAAGGAGTTTTTGGCCGCAATGGTTGATTACAGAAAGATTGTTAACAAGGCAAAAAGAGCAAAACAAAATAAACCTCCAGTACCAGACTATATCGGTGAATGTTTTTTAAAGATAGCAAATCATTTATCTTATAGACCAAACTTTATAAACTATACCTATCGTGATGATATGATTAGTGATGGTATTGAGAACTGCTTACAATATTTAGATAATTTTAATCCAACAAAGTCAAACAATCCGTTTGCTTACTTTACACAAATAATATACTATGCCTTTGTTAGAAGGATACAAAAAGAAAAGAAACAAGTAACCATTAAACAAAGAATGATAATGGATGCTAATTATGATGATTTGACATTACAACCAGGAGAAGATAAGGAATTTAAGAACCAATTTACAGAATTTTTAAGAAAGAACTTGCCTGCTGACGCAGAGCCAATAAAACCAAAAAAGAAAAAAAAGAAAAAGTGAAGTTGAATAAGATTGTTATAGTAGGTGGTGGTTCCGCCGGCTGGATGACGGCCTCCACCTTGATTAAAGCATTTCCTAATAAGGATATTACATTAATTGAATCACCAAATGTTCCTGTTATAGGAGTAGGCGAAAGTACCATACAAAGAATAAGAAATTGGACTACCTATCTAGGCATAGATGATAAACAATTCTTAAAACATACAGATGGTATATACAAATTAAGTATTAAGTTTACAGACTTTTATAAAAAAGGTACTGAATTTCACTATCCTTTTGGTGTTGCTCGTACAGATAATACAAGGGCAGAATTCAACGATTGGTGGTTTAAGAAAGAATTTTATCCAGAAACATCTAATACAGACTATGCAGATTGTTATTCTCCTGCCATGGCATTGGTTAATCAAAACAAAATAGATTATGAGTTTGAAGGCTTTAGATTAGATACTGATTCGGCCTACCATTTTGACGCAATTAAATTTGGTCATTGGTTGAAAGAACACTATTGTTTACCTAGAGGTGTTAAACATATACAAGAAGATATAACTGATATCCAACAAGACGAAAATGGTATTAAGTCTTTAAATGGAAAACATGAGGCAGATTTATATATTGATTGTACAGGTTTTAAAGCATTATTATTAGACAAAACATTAAACGAACCTTTTGAAAGTTTAGAAGATAAACTACCAAATAATTCAGCATGGGCAACTAGAATGCCTTACAGAGATAAAGAAAAAGAATTAAAACCATATACTAATTGCACAGCAATAGAGAATGGTTGGGTATGGAATATACCATTATGGAATAGAATTGGTACTGGTTATGTTTATTCAGATAAGTTTGTTGATGATGAAACAGCACTACAACAATTCAAAAATCATTTAGGTTTAAACTATCACGACCATCCTAACCATGATGATTTAGAATTTAGAAAAATTAAAATGAGAACAGGTATACACAAAAGATTATTTGTCAAAAATGTCGCAGCTGTAGGGTTGGCTGGTGGATTTATTGAACCATTAGAAAGTAATGGTCTATTTTCTGTACACGAATTCTTAATAGAGTTGGTTAGAAATTTAAGAAGAGATTATATAACACAATGGGATAAAGACAATTATACACATACATGTAAGTCTATGTTTTATAAATTTGCCGAGTTTGTAGGTATGCATTATGCCTTATCAATTAGAAATGATACAGACTATTGGAGAGCAAACAACCAAAAACAATGGGAAGAAAGTTTAATTACTTCAAAACCTAAAATGCAAATAGGATATTTGTACTCTGCTATTGATAGAAACCAAGAGCACCGTTTTGCCAATGATGGTGGTGGTTTACACTTTATAGCAGCTGGTATGAATTGGGCACCTACTGATAAAGATAATTTAATGTATCATAACTTAATGAGTGAAGAAAAATTAAAGAAATTATATCAACCAGCAATAGCATATTTGGATGTAAGAAAAGGACGATGGAATTCCAAAGCAAAGAACTCACCTGACAACATACAGTTTTTAAAGGATAATATATACACATGAAAATAGCCTTATTAAATGATACACACTTTGGTTGTAGAAACGATAATCCAGCCTTTATTAAATTTCAAAATAAGTTTTATGATGAACAATTTTTTCCTTTCATACAAAGAAATAATATTAAATGTTTAATACACCTAGGTGATGTGGTTGATAGAAGAAAGTTTATTAATCATAACACGGCTCATAACTTTAAAAAAGTATTTTGGAATAGACTAGATGATATGGATATTGAAACCCATATTATCATTGGTAACCATGACACCTATTATAAGAATACAAACGAAGTTAATGCCATGCAAAATTTAAACATATCAAAAAATACCATGGTATATACACACGCAACAGATGTTGAGTTTGATGGTTTAAAAATATTATTCATACCTTGGATATGTGATGATAACTATGCTGAAACAATAAGAACTATTGGTAATTCTACAGCTACTATTGCTATGGGTCATTTAGAGATAAGTGGTTTTGAAATGCATAATGGACATATGAATGAACAAGGTTTAGAAAAGGCTATGTTTAAAAGATTTGAAAAAGTAATGTCTGGCCATTTTCATAAGAAGTCGGATGATGGACAAATTTATTATCTTGGTACACAATACGAAATGACATGGTCAGATTATATGTGTCCAAAAGGCTTTCACATTTTTGACACAGCAACAAGAGAGTTATCAAGAGTAGAAAATCCTAATAGAATGTTTAAGAAGATTGTTTACAATGATAAAGAAACAAATTATGATACAATAGATATTAAAGAGTACGACCACACATTTGTTAAACTTTTTATATCAAATAAATCAGATAGTGATATGTTTGAAAGATTTATGGATAGACTTTATACTCAAATAAATGTACATGCAATAGATGTAATTGAGGACCCTACAGATATTGGTGCTTCAGTACCAGAAAACATATTAGAAAAAGGAGAAGATACTCTAACATTTTTAGGTAACTATATTGACCAGGCAGATATTAAATTAGATAAACAAAAATTAAAACAGTTTGCTAAAGAACTTTACATGGAGGCTAGTGAGTGATATTATTTAAGCGCATATCTTATAAGAACTTTTTATCAAGTGGTAATCAACCAATAGAAATTTCTTTAGATTTGTCGCAAACAACTTTAGTGGTTGGTACAAATGGTAGTGGTAAGTCAACCTTATTGGACGCTTTATGTTTTGTATTGTTTAACAGACCATTTAGAATTATTAAGAAAGAACAAATGGTCAATACTATTAACAATAGTGATTGTGTTGTAGAGGTAGAGTTTGATGTTGGCACCAAGAATTATATTATTAGAAGAGGTATTAAACCTAATCTATTTGAAATATTTTGTAATGGTAAGATGATTAATCAAGACGCCAACAATGTAGATTATCAAAAGTACCTTGAAACAAACATAATGAAACTTAATTACAGGTCATTTATTCAGGTGGTTTTATTAGGTTCTTCCTCATACGAACCATTTATGAAGATGAAACCAAGATATAGAAGAGAAGTAGTTGAAGAGATACTTGATATTAGAGTTTTTGGCCTAATGGACCTAGTTTTGCGTTCCCAACAGAGTGATTTACAAAAAAAGTTGACGGAGGTGAGGCACCAAGTGGAGTTAATAAAGACCAAGTATGAAACTGAAGCAAAATACTTAAAGACTTTGGAGACCAAAGGGAGCGACAACCAAAAGGTACAAGAAAATAAACTACAAGAAAACGAACAAAATAGGTTAGAATATGATAGAAAGCTCCAATCCATTAATGAGGCTATAGCCGTAAGTCAAAATGCATTAAGTGGTCAACCAGAAACCAATAAGAAGTTAAAAGAATTGGAGAAGTATGAAGTTAAAATAGAACAAAACCTAGATACTCATAAGAAGACTTTAAAATTTTTCAAAGAGAATGATACATGTCCAGTATGTACACAATCTATTGACAAAACATTTAAGGAGGAGAAATGCAATCACGAAACTACAACAATTTCCAAGCTAGAATCAGGTCTCAAACAGCTCGTAGGAGAACTCAATATACAGGAAGAGAAACTAACCAGCTACAACAAGATAACGGACAAGATACAATCAATGAATGTAGAGATAGCAAAGGTAACCTCCAGCCTAGAAAGTCTGAAAAGACACAGCGACCAAATTCAGCAAGAGATTTCTACAGCTAAAGAAAGAGATAGTGATATTGAAACCATTGAATTAGAATTATTAAAAATGAAAGAGGACTTAAAGGTTGCTTTTAGCAGTTTAGAAGATGTACAAGAAGAGAAGGACTATGTTGATGTATTAAGAGAGATACTTAATGACAAAGGTGCTAAGGCTAATATTATTAGAAAATATGTACCTATAATGAATCAATTGATTAACAAATATTTACAGGCAATGGACTTTTATATATCGTTTAACCTAGATGAGGAGTTTAATGAAACTGTAAAGAGTAGATTTAGAGATACATTTAATTATAATAACTTTAGTGAGGGAGAGAAAATGAGAATAGACCTTGCGTTGTTATTTACTTGGAGAGATATTGCTAGAATGAAAAATAGTACCAATACCAATCTATTAATATTAGATGAAATATTTGATTCATCATTAGACGGCCAAGGTACAGATGACTTCTTTAAAATAATTAAAACATTAGAAAAGGAAAACATCTTTATTATATCACACAAAGGCGATATACTATTTGATAAATTTACAAATATAATTAAGTTTGAAAAACATCAAAACTTTACACAGTTAGGAACAATATAATGGACGAATTAAAATTAATACCACCATCGGACCCTAGAGTACAGACAGCAATAGCACCATTTAAGGACGAAATGTTAAAAGACCATGACATTAAAGATAGAAAAGAGTTGGTTGAGGCTATGTTTTTTTGTATGAAGAAATTTAGTGGACTAGGACTTACTTGCAATCAAGTAGGTTTACCTTTCAATATGTTTGTTGCAGGTGGTCATCCACAAATAGAAAATGGTATGTCGTTAGCAATGTTTAATCCAATGATTATATCCTCTAGTGTGGAAACTATTGTTATGAAAGAAGGTTGTTTAACCTATCCTTTCTTATTCTTATCTATCAAAAGACCTAGAAAGGTTGTAATGAAATATGAGGATAGTGAGGGTAAATTACAAGAGGCGCATTTAGATGGTATGATGAGTCGTATATGTCAACACGAACATGACCATATTATAGGTAGAAATTTTATAGAGCATGTATCCAAATTTAAATACAAAAGGGCTGAAGAAAAAGCTAAGAAATTAATACAACAATTGAAGAAAAAATCACAGGCTTGACATTTTTACTGACTTAATGTAGGATATACATAATGACATATGCGTGGAAAAAAGGAATGACGATTGATGACCAATGGAATAGTTGGCAAGAACACAATCCTATAGATAAAATAGAAGCACCTGATACAGAAACATTAAAAGAGGCAGTTATAAAAGACTTGTCCTTTGTATCTGTAATGGATGTAAAAGAGTATACCTTATATCAAAAATGGTGTGAGGTTAAAGACAGATATCCTACAATAGAAACAAACTCCTTTTTTGATGATAAACCAGCAATGGCAAAACCAGACCAAGCTGTTGTTATACAAGAAGTCAAAAACAATTTTTGGTTGCCTGAAGACCCCGAAGAATATTTAGAACTACAACCTGAACTAGTATGGACAGATGGTGCTAATGTACAATCACATACAAATGCTAAAGGTTCCGAAATATGGAATGCATTAAGGACTTTCCTATCTACTATGAAAAACAATAGTAATATAGGTAGAAATTTAAACTTTTTAATTAGAGATAAGAAAACAAAGAAATATCTAGGAGTTACCTGTATGAGTAGTGATTTCCTAGACCTTACACCTAGAGATAATTACATTGGTTGGGAAAGAGTTGCAAAGACTCAAAGAATGATTAATCATACTTGCATTGGTAGTACAATTGTACCAATACAACCACTTGGATATAACCTGGTTGGTGGGAAACTACTAGCATTGTTATGTCTATCAGATACAGTTGAGAAGACCTGGGAATATCAGTATAAAGATAAACTAGTAGGTGTAACCACAACTAGTCTATACGGTAAGACTAAACAGATACCATTATCACAATACGACAGACTAAAGTATTGGAAGAAAATGGGTTGGACAGCAGGTAGTGTATCATATGAGCCATTATTACCTACTAGAAAGATGATACAGGCATGGTTAATGAAAAACCATACTTACAAATACTTTGAATGGTATGTTGCAAAGAAAGATACAGGCCAACCACACAAAAGAGACCATAGAAATAGGTCTCATACATTTACCTACAACCAATTAGGTATAGATAAGAAATTAATTAAATCGGAACATGCCAGAGGTATATATTTTGGTGAATTATACAACAATACTAACCAATTTTTAAGAGAAGAGATTAAAGAAGACCAGTTGGAAAGAAGATTTGATAACTCCGTAGAAGCATTAACTGATATTTGGAAGAACAAATACGCCAAGAAAAGACTGGCTAGTTTAAAGAAACAAGATAGATTATCTAAAGAAACTCATTTTTATGATGATATAATCTATATGAATTGGGAAGAAACTAAACAGAAATATTTACCACAGGTAGGAAGATAGTGCCTGGTAAATGGGACGGTAGGACAAGAATACCTACGAAACAATATAAAGAGAATTACGACTTAATCTTTGGAAAAAGGAAAGAAGAAAATGGAACTTTACGAGAAAAGCGGCCAACTAGAACTAGAGTTAGGCGCTCAAACAAACGAAAGTAATAAATACAAACGAGTAAGCGACCTTGACATGTATCAAAAGGTAGCAAAAACAACGGCAATATATCCGAGAGAACAGGCCATTATCTATCCTACATTGGGACTGACCGGTGAAGCAGGTGAAGTTGCAAATAAAGTAAAGAAAATATATAGAGATGGCACAAATAAGATTAATGAGAATATTGTTGAAGAGATATCCGCTGAAATTGGCGATGTATTGTGGTATGTTGCTGTACTGGCTGATGATATTGGTTGCAAGTTATCCGACATTGCTAACAATAATCTCCTAAAATTGGAGAATCGTAGAAAAAAAGGTACGATTCACGGATCCGGCGACAAAAGATAGAAGAACAAAGCACGAACTTAGCTGTGCAAATACGCACAGCCCTTAAAAACCTAGACCAGGTCTCAAAAAAAAATTTAAAAAAAGCGTAAAAAACGCTTGACTCCAGGACCAACTCCTGTAGGATGGTAGTATATTATGAAAAAGGACAACACTATGAACCTTGATGTGAAATCAAACCTAGCAAAATTACTTGCTACAGAGAATATTACAATCCAACACAACAATGTTAAGACAGCTTCTTTTGATGTAAAGAACAGAGTCTTAACTCTTCCAGTATTTAAACAAAAACATGGTGATGTCTATGATATGTTAATAGCACACGAATGTGCTCACGCTTTATATACTCCTTATGAAAAATGGGAAGGCATTAATGATAATGAATTAAGGTCATATGTTAATGTACTTGAAGATACTAGAATTGACAAGTTAATACAGAAAAAATATCCAGGTGTAGTACATAACTACCAAAATGGATTTGATATATTAGAAAAACAGAATTTCTTTGGTATCGGTGGTAGAGATATCAATAAAGACTTTATGATTATTGACAAAATTAATTTGAGGTCAAAATCATTAAACAGATTACCATTCATTTTTGCTCCTAAAGATAACAAGTGGTTGACAAGGTTGACGCTATCAAAA